GCAGTGGGGTTATTTGGTTAAAAACTCGATTTCTTCCCTGAGATCTTTCGTGAATTCGCGAATTTCCGTTTCTATTTCACTGGCAAGTACTTCATCAAAAACAATCCGTGTTTTGAAATAGGCGAGATTTTCCGGAAGCCGGTTATCATAGCTGACAAAGTCACACCACCTTCGACCGGTGCACATCATCTGGCCGTGCATCTGAAGGATGTATTCACGCTTTGGCTTTCCGGTTTTTATGGTCTCAATATGAGTTGCTGTGTTCGGGCACTTGATTTCGATTAATCCGTCATCGTTTACAAGGCCGTCCGGGCTGGCTCCGAAAAGCTCAATGGTGGGGTGCAGAATAAAGCCGGTTTCCGTTACCGTGGCGTCGAATTCGTTGAGGCAGTACATTTCCCTTGCCACCGCCTCAAGCTCGTTACCGCGCTCCATACTTGCTGATTTAAAGGTCTCTTCCTTTTGACCTGTCAGCGTTTCGCAAACCAGCTGAGCCATATAATTCTTCCTTGTCGCTCCGCCGCCTTTCGCCATTACTTTTGCAATATTGCTTGCTGTGACTTTCCCTAGCCTGGCCGCAAACCACTCATCCGTTCTCTGCTCCATCTGTCACCTCAGTGTATTCGGCATCAATGGCGATACTGTTTTTGATTCGCTCTTTATCTGCTGACCCGATGATCGTCCTTTCTTCTGGGGTAAGCTCTGTCCATAGCTGCTTAAATGCTTCCATTCCGTTTTTTGCAGCATCTTCACAGCGCACGATGAGCTCAGGCCGGTTTTCATGACTTTCCTGCCCGTTGATAACTCCAGCCGGTGTATTTTCCGTGATGCGCTCTGCTTCATCCTGGTCGTAAATGCCAGCAAACCCGAATGCCAGACGTGCACACTGAATCATGGCTTTATGCCGCAGCATGCGTTTAGGGTGAGATTTCCACGGCTGGGTTCCGCGATTACATTCACTCATGTATTCCGTTACTGATGTCGGGTGATTCCGGTCTTTGCGGTAAATTTTGCATGTGCACGATTCGTCATCCATTTCGAACTCCATGCCGTCAAAATTTTTGTTGCCGTTAATGATCCGCGCCCATCCATCAACGCCAACAACAGGAACGATTCCCGTCCTGTCCGGGAAAGCGTAAATCTCTTTTGTCCATGGGTTCAGGTTGTACTGATTGGCGACAATGAGAAGCGCAAGAAACTGCTGGTCTGTTGCCTCAGCCTTGAATGCCGTAGACCGCAGTGTGTTAATCAGGTCTTTCTCGTCGATTGCCAGATCAAGCTTTTGTGCGAGAGAGCCAGCCATCGACACCAGTGAGTTACTCATGAAAAGAATCTCCTTTTTATTTGTTTGCACAGCGAGTTAAAAAGCGCGTCCTGCGCATCGTCACTGAATTTGTCTAAAATTGACTGATCCACACCAAAGAAAACATCCGATGTTATCTGCTGAACTTCCGTGTCCACGGCATCCTGCCATGCTGCATGCTCCAGCCGCCGCTCTTCCTGAGCATCCAGTGCTGCGTATGCGTTCATGCTGCCTCCCCGTATCGTTCCCTAAGTATCTTTTCCAGAGTTTCCTTCTCCGGATTAAGCAGCAAGATAAGCGTTTCAACGTCCATTGTTTCCACGCTTGAATTACGGTCAAAATAAATGACGGCGCGCTGATTTCCGCATCCTGCTTGCTCAGTGCTTGTCGCCAGGTGTTTTGATTCGATAGTTATCTTGTGCATGCCTGCCTCCCGTAACTTTCTCTGAGTAATTCCATCGCTAACCACCAGATGTCATCGCATTTCTGGCGTATAGCTACCCGCGCCTGTGCTTGCGCCAGACGGAAAACGTTCTGATTGATAGTCATGTGATTACCTGCTGATATCCCGAGGTGGGATAGGGTGGGTTACTTCTGTGTGAAAGAGAGCAGGGTGGCTATTTCTCCCTTGCTCTGAGCATTGAATCTGCCTGTGCATAAGCAGCATTGGCTATTAATTGCTGCTCATTACTATCTAAAGCTAACGGGACTGATGCCATAGCTTTTGCTGCAAAATAATCCCGCAGCGTCATTCCTGGGTCGATACTCCAATCTGAGTTGTAGGCTACACTGCCAATCATTGGAAACGCCGAGCCACCTGTTTTATCTGTCATACTTCCTCCTATGCACTTCCCTGTGCTACGTGATGTCCGAATAGTTATCCCCGCTGCGGGGTGTTAGTCAGTATTGGTGATTGGTGGCAGGTGCTGAACTCCTGCATTGCGTGTTTCAACCGCATAGACATAACACCGCATCCGCCTGACCGGTTACCGCTGCCCCGACGCTGGGCAATTCACGCTTGACGTCTCAGCGCATCAGCCTGCGCATTCACCAATCCCAATACTGACTGGATGCCCGTCTTTCCGGGCTGTCAGTCTTGCGACTATCCTCGCTTTCCACAGTCAAGGAATCTGATAATCTGAGCATTCCACAGTCAAAATAAGGAATGTTTATATGCCTGACATAGTTAATCCTAAATCCCACCCAACTGCGGCCGCGTACCAGCTAACGCTAGAAATGATTAAAGCAGGTTCTTTTACGGCAGAAACACACGGAGGAGAAAGGAAAGCTACTGATGTAATTAAGTTTTTTGATTTATTGAAAGATAGGTTTGAAAAAATAAATCAAAACTAGCTTTCGTAAAGCTTAACAAACCCCAAAGCTATGCTTTCAGCCAGATTATTAAGTCTGGCTTTTTGTTCTTCATTGGGTTCGCCTGATGTCAATAATAATTCTCTGCCTGCTATTTCTCTGAATGCTTCAAACGCCGCAGTTTGTGCATTTACTGGTAACTCTTCAAATTTCATATCCATCTCCTGTTATTAACTCACCATAGCCCACTCACCGAATGGGCTATAATTAATATCTGAGTTCACACAGGCAATCCTGACCATTCACGGGCGTGTTTGCGATTTAGCAGTGCCATATCTACCGCCAACTTTCTCGCCTCCGGAAATGACCGGTCAGCTTTTGCCATTGCCATATATTTACGCTGAGACTGTTTGCACTCTTGTGCATATAGTTGAGTAGTTGTCATATCGCCTCCATTGCTTCGGCGTGCGCTGCTTCAACGGCATCATTCAGTTCAGCTTTCAGTAAACGTGCTAGTGGGATGTTTCTGTCGCTGATGGCGTCATCATACTGTTCGATCAGGTCCTCTACTGCGTCGCGGTTAATGCTCATCCTCTTGCCCTCATTCAGTTAAGTAATTTGGCGTTATTGCTTAACGTAGCGCCCTAGCAAGCAGGACGCTAAAGTAAGAAATAAACATCAGATACTGTCCGCCGCTTGCCCGAGAATGCCACACCCCCTTGAAGGCTGGGGATTGTCGGGGAACTGAGTTGTGCGAATCTCTCCGCTCAGCGCCTGATGTAAAATCCAGATTGTTAAAGAACAATGAAGGTGTTTTCATACTGCGGTTGCCCTTCGATGGATATAAATATACCTGCGGGTAATTTGAATGTAAATACCCACAGGTAAACAAAATGACGCAAAAAAGTTTACCTGATTGATTTCACACCCAATTTATTTTCAAAAAATCGTCACGATTGGACGCAGATCACAATGATGCGGTTAATAAATCGCCATTATGTCGAAAAAGCAGGGGGATTTATGACCGAAGCAGAACAGCGAGAGCACTATGAGAAGGTAATGGGGACTGTCGGCAAGGTGGTGATGTACACACTGAATAGCCGTGGCGACATCATCTTCCGGGATGATTTGCTCGACGAACTCCGGCAGCACAAGAAAGAAGCGCCGACGAAGGAAATCAAGGCGTTATTGAATGATGCGATAAAGATGGTTGAGAGATAGGCACAAAAAAGCCCTCGCGGGGAGGGCTGGGTGGTTATTTTATTACTTGCTTTTAGATATCAACTCTTTGATATCGTTGATATTTCTGTTCGTTTCTTTGAAATTATCATCGATTTTGGATTCAATTTTATCTATACGTGATTCGACTTTATCGAATTGCGTGTCGACTCTGTTGAATCGATCATTATTTCTACTGTCAATGGAGTTTATCAATACTGTTATTTCTTGCCTATTGGCAGAGATAGAGGACTGTAGTTCTTTTCTTAATTCATTGTTTGACTCATTTATCTTATCGGACACCTTCCAAGCAAAACCGCCAAAGGCTATCAATATAGTCAGAGCCAATCCAAGAAATGGAAGGTATGTAGTTATAATTTTTTTCATAGAAAACTCACCCTCCTCATTTTTTGGTTTATGTTGTCCGGGCATTGGTCGCTCGGAGACAAATACAATATCTGTAGGATAGTATGCAGGAGTTCGCATGCTATGGTCAATAGTCCCAGCTGGGATGTATGCACCAGATCGAGGCAGTGGGTAATCAACCTTCCTGGTATATTTATTTTCCTGCTGGCTCATCGGTAGTCCCCTGATTGGAATTATCATTTGATTCAGCAGCTAAGGCGTCTTTCACTTTTTGGTAATTGAATAAATTAACATAACCACATTTATTGCATGTCATAACAAGTAAATTCAAAACTGGCGTTTGGAATAATTGATTTTGTGGTTCGTCATTACTGTCTATTCTGGTGGATCCAGGAATCGTTGGGACAATATTCTTTTTTGTTTTCCCGTCTGGGGATGTTATCACTGCGTGTTCTGGAGTATGCAGATCCCACTCATCACCACCACATATTGGACATACATGACTTCCAGATTGCAAGTTAAGAAATTTTGCGAAATCATTGAATTTTATTATTTTATCATCACTCATTACTTAATCCTTTTATTTACACACCCTAAAACGTGTCGTCAGGCCACTGTTAGTATCCCTGCTGGTTTAGCTCTTTGTAGGCGTTGCAGCCGATCTGGCTACCATTGTCACAAGCTACCCCATAATATTCCTTGGCTCTGGATATATCTTTTTTTACACCGTTCCCTTCTTCGTACATGCCGGCCAAAATAAACAACGAGCCTTCATCACCTTGCTTACCAGCTGTAGTTAGCCATTTGAGAGCCTTGTCATAATTTTGCGGGACATCCTTGCCGTGTAAATAAGAAAACCCAAGCCAGTTTTGAGCTTTCACATACCCATTCTTGGCAGAAATTTCCAACCACTGCATTGATTTTTTCATGTCTTGTCGGACGCCTTGACCAACGCGATAAGAAATAGATAGATTATATTGGGCTTCCGGATCGCCTTTTTCTGCCTTCGCTTTAACATCATTAAAATAATCGTGAGAAGTTGCCGACATCGCAGATGACGAAAACAGAAAGGCTGCAAGAAAAATGGTTACTATTTTCATTTTATCCCCAAATAATAAAGAGAATTCTCAAGCCAATGCTATCCGTGGAATTTATACTTAATAGACTGGCTTACAAGTACCTTAGCTTGTATGAAGACGCCATCAATAGACTCTTCATGCAAGTGCCATGTTTCATATTTTGGGTTATCTGATATCACAGCAAGGCGCTTGTGCTGCATTTGCAGACGTTTGATATAGAGCTGATTGTCCAGTATGAAAACATAGATTCCATCACCGTCAAAATGGTTAACATTCATATCAACGAATATCTGATCGCGTGGTTCGAAGGTGTCCGCCATGGAGTCACCTTTCACAGTGATCATCTTAACGGTATCAGCTGGCCTTCCGCCAAACAGCCTCTTGGCTTCTTCCGCGGAATACTCAATTGCCGTGATGGTTTCAATAAAATCATCTAAAACCATAACGCCCGGGCCAGCGCTGGCTTCAACATCGAGGATTTCCACTTTGTAGGATGCACTTGGAGACGGCGCAGGAATATCCGTGCCTGCAATCCCATCCATCCAGCCATGAGGCAGGCCTAAAGCAGTTTGAATAGCAAGAACCATTTTGTCCCCTATGCGCTTATACCCTTTCTTTTCGGGCGGATAGAGCATTCTGGATACGTAAGATTTGTCCTTTCCTATAGCCCGAGCAAATTCCTCTTGCGTCCCGTATTGGGAAACAAGCTCAGATAGCTTCTGTCTTCTTTTTTCAAATAAATCGTTTTCAGCGTTCATGGCTAAATCATCCGACAAAATTACCTAACGGTAAATTGCCTATGGGTATTGATTAAATGTATACCTATGGGTATATTTGTTCCACGCATAGGTAAACAAGGACAACGCATGGAACAATTACGGATTTTCCTAAATGCGCTTTCGGTATCAGAACAGGAGTCATTCGCAAAACGTTGCGGTACGACAATCGGGTACCTGAGAAAAGCAATTTCAAAAGGCACGAAGCTTGGCACAGAGCTTTGTGTGCTTATTGAAAAAAACAGCAATGCAGAAGTTAAGCGCCAGCATCTGTACCCAGAAGACTGGGAAAAAAATTGGCCGGAGCTTGCTGCATAACATCCACACAAAAATCAGTAGCTGAACGGCACAGCATATTGTCGGGCGGGCGGCGTATCTCCAAGGAGACAATGTACCGAAGAGGCAGAACCCACCAAATTACATTTTTTTCAACACAGCAACCCCTCACAGGAAGTGAGCGAATAACTGTATCTCAATAAGGACATTATGAATTATGGAAAATGCAAATCCACGCAAATCGTTTAACCGGTTTGTGTCAAATCATCTGATGGCAACAGCTCATCAGGCACTGAGAAGCACCACACAGACAGTGGTTGCAAAACTGCTAGGTGTACACGATTCAACAGTCTTACGCAGAACAGAAAAGTTACCGGAGATATGCGAGACATTGGCCGCAGCCGGTATCACAGATTTTGTTTTGCCAGGCGAGAAGAAAATCAGCGAGGAAGAGTACCGGTTTCTGTGGAAGCAGATCGGCGAGCTCTCTCTGATGAGAACAAAAGAAAACGCCCCAGCTGTTGGAGCAGCAGAGGCGCATTAAGAAAAGCACTTAACAATCACACTGTATCAATAACCAGTGATTTAGGAAAGGGGAATATACGGTTTCCCCTTTTTTGATACAGATAACGACGGAGTAATTATACATGAAACAACGGTTTAATTACAGCGCTGTGCACAAAAACATCATGCGGGAACGTGAGGCGAGAGCCGTAACGGAGCAGGGAGCAAAAGCACTCAGGGCGGCATTTGATGATGCGAAATTACGCCTTGAACACCGACAGGAAATCACCGGAGGTAAACGGCATGAACAGTAACGTTGCATACGCTGACTTTGGAGCCGCACGACGGCAAGAGAGGCCAACGGTGGCAGATCTTGATGATGGGTACACCAGACTTGCAAATGCTCTGTATGAGGCCCTGATAGGCGCTGACTTAACAAAAAATCAGGCCAAGGTAGCACACGCTATTTGCCGGAAAACTTACGGCTTCGGCAAGAAGTCGGACCGCATTGCTGATAGCCAGTTAAGTGAGCTGACCAACCTGCCCCGGCAGAAAGTTAACAAGGCGAAAAACGAGCTGATAGCAATGCGTGTAGTCGTTATGGATGGACCGAGAATCGGGCCAAACAAGAACGTTAGTGAGTGGGAAATCACAGGGTGTCACTACTCTGGTGACAATGTCACCAAAACAGTGACAAAAAGTGTCACCAAAACGGTGACAGCGTTGTCACCAAAACAGAGTCACACAAAAGAAACTATTACAAAAGAAAAGAAAGAAACTAACCCCCATACCCCCGTCGGGGGTGAAGCGGAAGGGTTGGTTAAACCTAAAAAGCGCCGGGCAGTGAAAATCAATTACGACGAATATCTCATTGCCTACAACGAGGAAGTCGGTGATCGCCTGCCTCACGCCATCGATCTCACTGAGAAGCGAAAACGCAACCTGAAGAAAATAATTCCGAAACTGGCAACTCCAAACGTCGACGGCTGGCGAGCCTATGTACGGGCTTTCGTCAGGATGGCTAAGCCATTTTATTTCGGGGAAGGTGATCGCGGATGGACAGCGGACATCGAGTATCTGCTGAAAGAGGACACACTAACCGCGGTCCGCGAAGGAAAACCAAGTCTCACAGGGAGGTAGTCGTGATTAATTTTGAAGTTGAATCGAGTGTTATCGGCGGTCTGCTGATTAGCGGGTTAACACAGGATGCCAGTGATGTTCTCGCAACGATGGAGCCTGAATTCTTCGGGTCCGGATTTTGCCGCAGGACCTATGAGGTTATCAGGAAGCAGGCGAAGGCCCGTGGGCTGATTGACGTTCTGATGGTTGCCGAGGAAATGGGTGATCAGTTCAGCAACGTGATGGAGGCCGCGAAAAACTGTCCGAGCGCCGCCAACCTGAAAGGCTACGCGAAGATGGTTGTGGACCTTCACTGCCGCCGAAAGATGATTGAGCTGATGGACTCTGTGCGCGGACAAATCGAACACGGGACCGTAGACGCGGCGACTGAGGCAATGGACCAGTTTCTGGCAAAGGCATCTGAAATCCGGGCCCCGCAGGATGAAATCCGGCCCGTTCACCTGAAGGAAATAGCCGAAGACTACGCGCAGATGCTTGAAAAGCGGGTCCAGAATGGCGATGAGTCTGACACGCTGAAAACCGGTATCCCGGACCTTGATGATATTACCGGCGGGATAAACCCTGTTGACCTGGTTATTGTTGCGGCACGGCCCGGCATGGGTAAGACAGAGCTTGCACTGAGAATAACCAAGGGCGTTGCTTCACAGACCATTCGCGGGACCAGCCAGAAAAAAGGCGTTTTGATTTTCTCAATGGAAATGGACTCTCAGCAGATTATCGAGCGTCAGATTGCGGGGGCCGCAAGCATGCCGGTTTCATCCCTGCGCAATCCGGCGAAGATGGACCAGGAAGACTGGACAAAGGTTACAGTCGGCATGGGCCGCATAGTGGATCTCGATGTGTGGGTTGTCGATGCCAGTAAATTAACGGTCGAGCAAATCCGTGCTATATCAGGTCGACATAAATGGGCCAATCCGAATTTATCTCTCATCCTTGTCGACTACCTCGGCCTGATTGAAAAGCCAAAGGCAGAGCGTAATGACCTGGCTATTGGTCACATTTCAGCAAGCCTGAAAGCAATGGCTAAGGACCTGCGGACCCCGGTTATCTCTCTCAGCCAGCTATCCCGTGATGTGGAAAAACGCCCAAACAAACGCCCGACGAATGCGGACCTTCGCGATTCAGGAAGCGTTGAGCAGGATGCGGATGCCATCATCATGCTGTACCGGGACGGTGTGTATAACGAAAACTCGCCTGCTGCTAATTACGCTGAAATCATCGTCACAAAAAACCGGTTCGGTAAATTAGGGACCGTGTATCAGCTATTCAAAGACGGGCACTTTCTCGACACTGACCAGGCTATGGCAGCAAATATTTGTCAGCAAAGTAACCAGCCAGCACAGCGCAGATTCAAAGGCGCTGACGTGTGACGGCATAACCCAAGACAGAAGGACTTTTAATTATGGGTATTTTATTTCACAAAGATTACGATTACGAAGAATTCAACGCTAACTTTAACAATTTCAATCTGTTGTTAGATAAGCAACAGCCAAGAGAAATCAAGTTGTTTCACAGCGACAAGCCAGTGAAAAGCAAGACACCCCACCTTGATCGAAAATTATCCCGGTGCTTTCCAAGGGGAAAGGCTTACCTGCGCATTTCTAACCGCGAGTGTTTAGTTCGGTTCACAGAGGAGCGTTGATTATGGAACCAACGGATTTTGAAAAGTGGTGTGCGGGGGAACTTGGCTATACGCCTGAGTTCATCATGAACAAACGGAGAAAAGACTTTTTCGGTACCTATGGGTACAAGTTGAGCGAGATTGAAGTCAGATACCGTGCATGGAATGCCGGAGTTCACAGCAGACTGCCGTACCAGACACAACCACCGGAGGAGTGATGAAAACAGTAAAAACGAATGAGCTTTCAGGCCTTGCGCTGGATTATGCAGTGGCACTGGCTGTGGGATATGCGCCGAAAACATCCAATGGATTAATTACTGTTGGTAGTGATTACAGCCAAATCATATACAGTCCATCAATCGAGTGGAATCAGTGTCATGCGTTGTTAATTGACTATCAGATTGCACTGGTTCCCGAAGCGCATGACGGAGAGGAAGGAACGGAAGATTCAGATCGCTGGTATGCCAATGTTTATTATAACGGCGGTGATGAGTACACAACAAACATGTGCAACTCGCCATCATATGCAATTTGCCGTGCTGTTGTTGGTGTGCATTTTGGCGACGAGGTTGTCGTACCTGAGGAACTACTGAAATGACAGAGAAAACACAGAAGCTTAAGCCATGCCCGTTTTGCGGAGGTCGCGGCGAATATTACCATGACGATGATTTGGGTCATTTGGTTCTCTGCTCTAACACTATTTGTCCATCAAACAAATTTGGCTATACAGATACCAAAGAAGCAATCTCTGCCTGGAACCACAGAGCACCACAATGTGAGAAGGAGTAGGGGATGGATATCCAACTTTACCATGGGTGCTGTTTTGACGTTCTGCCAACAATCGAAAGCGGCACTATCGATATGGTTTGCGCTGACATCCCATATGGCACAACACAATGCAAATGGGACTCCGTATTAAACCTGCAGCGAATGTGGGAAGAGCTGTACCGGGTGGCAAAACCAGAGGCTGCAATAGTCCTGTTTTCAGCGCAGCCATTCACCAGCGTATTGGTTGCAAGCAATATCAGAGATTGGAAAACGGAATGGATATGGGAGAAAACCCACGCTACAGGGTTTCTGAATGCGAAGAGACAACCATTAAGGGCGCATGAAAATATCCAAGTATTTTACAGAAAGCCTCCGGTGTACAACCCACAAATGACGCATGGTCATGAAAGAAAAACGTCATCCCGTGGCGAACCAAAGACAGAGGTTTACGGCGCTGCAACAAAGATGGTTTCTTATGATTCAACATCAAGATACCCAAGGGATGTGCAAAAATTCCCAAGCGATAAGCAAAAAAACGGAGGCCTGCATCCGACGCAAAAACCGGTTTCTTTTGTTCAATATCTTATTGAGACATACAGCAACCAAGGGGAAACCGTATTGGATTTCACAATGGGGAGCGGGACAGCGGCAATCGCCAGTAAAAATAGCGGTCGACGGTTTATTGGCATTGAGCGAGAACTGCAGTACTACAAAATAGCCAAGCAGAGGATAGGAGGCTAAATGGAAGCAGAATTTCTCTTCCACGAAACAACCAAAGATGCAGCCTGGCAACACCTCAAAGAAGCACTCGCAACAAACAAACCCCACCGAGTAATCATCAAGCCCTGGAAATCTACCCGCTCACTGCCACAAAACCGCCTCTTTCATCAGTGGTGCGGTGAGATAAGCAAGTATCTGTGTGACAACGGCTCTAAATTCACGCCTGAGACAGTCAAGGAAATGCTTAAGCATACATTCCTTGGCTACGAGGTCACTGAAATGATAGACGCCACCACGCAGCATACAGAGCGCGTAAGGACTATGAGAAAAACATCAAAGTTAGACACCGGGGAAATGTTCCACTTCATGGGGCAGGTTGAACGCTGGGCTACAGGCATCGGTTGTTTTGTGACGATACCCGAGAATTCGGAATATATGAAACTCAAAACGGAGCAGGACGCATGAAAAAACCTCACATACACCAGCTTCTCACCAATGACGAAGCCGATAACCTCTGTGCTCACTACAGGCGTAAAGGATATAACCCGGTGAAGTCACTGAATATCAACCCTCAGTATTTCGACGTTACCGTGTATCTGCCGGTAGTCAAATATCTGAAACCGACACCACGAGCAATGGTTAACAGGATGTGGCGATGACAGAGTATCAATTCAGCACATATGTGGACATCATCAGGCGATGCAGAGATATCGACCAACTCACCAACACTGAGATAGCGCTGCGCTGCGGCTCGTCAAAAGAAAACATGTGGCCATACACCAAGGCAATGGTGAACATGGGGTGCCTTGTGAAGGTCGGAAGCATCCGCAGTAAGCAAGGTCATCCAGCACCACTGTTTGCAGTATCACCTCACGCTGTAACCCGCCTGTATCAGCATCGAAACGAATCAAGACGCAAACCTGAAGCGCCGGTCATCCAGGAGGTTGTTATTCCTGAAGAGCCGCCAAAGCGCATTGAATTTTGCGGGAAGGTGGTCAGTAAGGCGTACATCACTCCGGATTTTGGCCGGTCAGAAATAACCAGAATTGACGCAATGCTGCGGGAGGTGCGCTGTGGAATGCCAACTGTGCAGTAAAGAACTGGCCGACGATGAAGTTTATGTGTGCGACCAGTGCGCCAACGAATGTCCGCATCTGGAAGTTGTGGAGAAGATAAAGGGAGATGGTGATGATTAAGCGCATCCTGGGATATCTGAGCAATCCGTTCACTCTGAGCTGGGTGATATTTGTTATTGCACTCGGCATCTATGAATACTGGTGGTGATTATGGCAAAGCAGCCGCGGCGAAAGTGCCTGATATGCCGGGCATGGTTTCACCCGAAATTCAGTAACGAATGGTGGTGCTGCCCGGAACACGGCGCTGAGTTGGCAATAAAGCGACGAAGCAGGGAAAGGGAAAAGGCCGAGGCCAAATTAAAAAAGGAGATGCAGCAAAAAGAACGTGAAGCAAAAGACAAACTCAAAATCCGCAAGTTAGCAGTAAAACCCACCTCTTATTTTCGGCAGCAAGCCCAAACAGCGTTTAACCAATTTATCCGACTCAGAGACCGTGATGAGCCATGCATCAGTTGCGGTGAAGCCAATCCGCCTGATTTACATGGTGGGCAGTGGGATTGTGGTCACTTCCTGTCTGTTGGGTCGCATCCTGAGCTCAGATTTGATGAACGCAACGCATATAAGCAATGCAAATCATGTAATGCCGGGGCCGGTAAATTCTCACGCAAAAATGCCACCGTCACGCAGCAGTACGAGCTGCGGTTGGTTGAGAAGTTTGGACAGGAGTTAGTTGACTGGTTGCGCGGTCCGCATGAGATACCGCACTGGAAGCGGGAGGATTATATCCGAATCCGCGATGAGTACAGAGCCAAAGTGAAGGAACTGAAGAAAAAAGGAGACTTCAATGTGTAAGTGCAAAGTTGCCGGTTGTGACCGCCAGGCCATGTATAAGTCGCAGATGGTTTGCCAAATGCATTATTTCAGGATGATGAGAACCGGAAGCTACGAAAAGAAAGGTCGATCGTTCAGAACCCATAATGCGAAGGGGTATCAGATGCTATATCTGCCAGAACACCCACTGGCAATGAAGAATGGATATGCATATGAACACCGCGTAGTTATGTACCAGTTACATGGCGATAACCCAATGAGTTGCGAAAGGTGTGGAAAATCAGCGAACTGGGTTACCGTTCATGTCGATCACATAAACGAAAATATCAGTGATAACTCACCGGAAAATCTCAGGTTTCTATGTAACGGGTGCAATGTCATGCGAACCAGGAGTCGCCAAGTTGAGCACCAGAGAAACGGGCGGGTGGCAATTACATGCAATGGGTTAACTCTCACTGCTACTGAGTGGAGCAGGATGCCTGGTGTTGCCGTATCGCATTCAACTATCACCAGAAGAATAAAAAGCGGCGCTTCTCCCTATGATGCTATTTACGGAGAAAAGGTAACGCATAAATCGACATCACCCGGCGGGCAATACACCCCGAAGTACCAAAATAACCATGTGGTCAAATGCCTGAGGAAACTGAAGGAGCTGAAGAATGCGACCTGAAATCACATCGATACCGGAAATGCTGATTAAGCACCACGGAAACATGACCGCACTGGCGAGCGAACTGGGAATAAACCGGCATACAGTCAGGAAGTTTCACCGTGATGCCCGGTGTGAAATGCACGTTATCTACAACGGTGTGCTGATGACCAAATCCAAGATGAAAGGCAACCAGGGGAAAGATCAATGAGAGATAGTGTTTCTTATACGGCTGCTGCTAATTCACCCAGAAAATCTCACCTCGGGAAGGCGCGTCAATTAACTCCGGCACAAGACAGGTGGGTCAGAGCCATCATTACTGTGTGGGCTGACGAAATGCGCGGTAGTGACAGTCCTGGTTATGGTGGGAGTGATGGGGTATGGCGATTTTTAACGGGCTGGTCTATGGAAAATCTGGACAGGTTTACCGATGCCTTCAACTCTCTTCGAAAACTTGGATATAAGGGAGAGGAATTACTGAAGAAAGCGCAGTCAATATTATTTCCAAAACAATCACTCAGCAGCATGTTTCAGCGCGCCAACGATGTAGATGAAGCTGACTTTGTCGAAAAATCAATATTGAAAGCCTTCGATAAAACCAATCCCGTATATGTAATCGCTACTGATTACTATCTTCACAGAGAAACAATGCAAAATCTCGCAAATTATATGCAGGAAAAAATAGCTCCATGGCTAACGATAAAACAATGCACAGACCGGGTTAGATGGTGCATTAGTTTATTTAATGCAAGAGTCTATATGGTTATGCAGGATGAAATAGCCAGAGAGCGCGTTATAAAAGGAGAGTTGTCAGGAAATATATCAAAAATAACTTGAAAAAAAGTTATGGACATGTATATTTGTGATATGCTCGGCCAGTAAAGCAAAGAGCAGGTAACAGGGTAAAAGAGGCGGCTCCTGTTATCGATACCGCCTAGTTCGTCACTTCGCCGCAGGCTGGGACTCGAACCGCATCGGCTGAGAGGTCGATATAATTTGCTTAGGATTAAGGATTGCGACGGGTCACCCCATAGTTATCTTTGATAAAACAGAGCCTCACTTCGGTGGGGCTTTTTCATATCTGCAACTTGTAAGAGTTACTTACAGGTTCAACTCTCCGGAGTTTCCGGATAGTTCACATTCCAAAGGTCGCCATGTGCGGCCTTTTTTCATATACGCCCCAGTAGCTCAACGGTAGAGCGCTCGGCTCATAACCGATGGGTTGCCGGTTCGAATCCGGTCTCGGGGCACCAATACGCCGCCACAGAATCCTGAACAAACAAACGTAATCAGCGCAGAGATACTGTGCGCGGCACCCTATTATCTAACCAGCCCCAAGCTAAGGGGGAGGTATGCGTAAAATGCCCTATAAAGACCCCGGAAACTACAACTGGCTTGTGGGAATGCTCATTAGCATCATGACTCTTCTCGGCACTGCCGCAAGCTGCGCCTACAAGGTGCTTAACGGAGAAAAAATAAGCTGGGGATTTTTCTTCCTTCAGGTGATTGTCTCCATCTTTGCCGGTGCGATGGTGTATCTGGCCTCCAGTTATTACCAGTGGGTGCCTGAGCTGGCAGGCGGTATCGCTGGTCTTGCTGGCTGGTCTGGCGCTGAACTGATTAAAACCCTTGAGAAGCGACTTTTACGGAAGGTGAGTGATGACTGAGCCAAAATGGATTACTGAAGCCCGGAAAGAAATCGGCGTATCAGAACACACAGCGGCAGGTTCCGCAGCTGTAGACCAGATGTGGATTGACAGCAAACTGCGCGGACTGGTTGGCACTGCGCGCAAAGTGCCGTGGTGCGCAGGATTTGTTAATGCCTGCCTGGAACGTGCCGGTATTCGTTCGACCCGTTCTGATTCTTCCCGCTCATATCTGGCGTTTGGTGACATGCTGAAAGAGCCAGCATATGGTTGCATTGTCACATTCTCCCGTGCCGGCGGCGGTCATGTTGGCTTCGTGGTCGGTAAAACAGAATCAGGTCAACTGATGGTGCTGGGCGGTAATCAGTCAGACGCGGTAAATATCAAGGCATTCGGTACCGACCGTGTTACCGGTTACCGGTGGCCGTCAGGTGTTCCGGTGGATAATCCCCCGCTGCCGGCTGGTAACGCTGCGCTATCAGTGAAAGAGTCATGATATGGACTGGCTGACAAAAGCACTGGCTGGTATCTGTGTGGTGCTGGTCATTGGCCTGCTGCTTATCCTGCATCTGTATGGTGGTCTGAAAGATAACTATCAGCTGCTTTCCTCTCAGTTTGCTGAGCAGGTCGCCATCAACAAAGACTACAAATCCCGCATTCAGTCACTTCACGAACTGGACACCATGTACACGCAGGAGTTAACCAATGCCAAAACTGAAATTGATAGCCTGCGTGATGCTGTTAAGTCTGGCAACAAACGGGTGTACGTCCGCGCTGAATGCCCCAAGAGCGGAACCGATACCACCGAAAGCGGAAGCAATGAAGCCGCCTCACGACTTAGTGAAGCAACTGAACAAGATTATTGGCGTCTCAGAGAAATGATGGCTGAGAACGAAAAGCAGACCCTGTATCTGCAGGACTACATCAGAACGGAGTGCCTGAGATGATTTATATCGTAATTCTGGCTGCTTTCGTTGCTGGCTTCTTCGTTGGGTCATTCGCAATGAGAGCATACATAGCCGAAACAAAGAAATTTGAGCGATTGATTGATGAAATCGCAGAACGAAACGGCAACTGGCCTCGCTAAATAGCGGGGCTTTTTAATGGATTCTTCGCAAATAAGTGAGGTGGTCCATATCTGGCTGGCGGGTGAGCCGCAAGTGACCCAGCAACGTAGGTAACGTGGCGAAGGTTGCGACTCTACGCATTTCACCGGCGCATTCACCGCGCAATCAAAATACTCACAGAACCTTACAGAAAGTCGAGCCTGAGAAATCCCGTTAATGGTGTTTCTGTGGGGCGGTTATTTCTGGTGAACAGGTTCGCTTTTCTATAAGGATTTACACCATGACTACTTCAATCGTGCTACCTGAGTTTAATTTCCAGAAAATGGTAATGGCATCTGATGGGCAGGTATTCACTACCAGCAAAAAGATTGCCGATTATTTTGGTAAAACTCACAAGAACGTACTGAGAAAAATAAAGCAAACAATCAGCGATTGCCCTGATGAATTTGCTGAGCTCAATTTTGAGCCCACTGATTACATTGATAAAAATGGCGATATCCAGCCAATGTATAAGTTATCGAAAGACGGTTACATGCTTCTGGTAATGAGTTTCACCGGCAAAGCAGCGATGCTTATTAAGATAAAATTTATCCAGGCGTTCAACTGGATGACTGAGCAGATCACCAGATGGAAAGACCTGGGCGAAGAAGCGCAGCACCGGCATGCACTAAAGGCTGCTAAGTCTGAGCTGAAAGGGCGGCTGGGTAGTCAGATGATGCATAGTCGCAAGAAAGAGAAAAAGGCTCTCTCCATTGAGTATGAGCAGATCCTTGCACTGACTCAGCCGAAGTTAATTTTTACTGATGCAGAATAGACCGCTGGGCGGTCTTTTTTATGGGTGAGAAAATGAAACATTTCAAAATTGACGCCAAAGGCTGCGATGAATCCGCTGTTGTGACGGTGGAGTGCGGGAGCCTGCTGGCAGAGGCCAAACGCGTTGGTTGCGTTCGCGGAATTTCTGTTTCAGGCCGCGGTAACGTCCGGCAGATAAAAACTATCGCAAAGATATTCATGAGAGCACTTAATTAAAACCGAGCCGCCGATCTCCTCTGCCACATTAGCCACGACCTGTGCCACTCCTCACAGCGAGCGTGTGGACATCCAGAATAATCGGTAACACCGGGATAAAGACACCCTCATATGCGGCGACACCTGCCGCGGTGGAAGAAATGGTGAACATCAATCAACTGAGGCTAACATGACTGAAAAATACGAAGTCACAGCAACCAAAAAGGACGGCACTACATATCACGGATTGATGACAACGAAAGAGCCGCGTATTACTAACGGGCTGATTGGTATTGCCGGTCTGGACGGTTCATGGACATATATCGCACCGGATGAAATCAGCGACATCAGATACATTCCGGTGGTAGATGAAAAGAGCAAGGAGTAGGAATGGCTAAAAGACCAGACTGGGAGGCCATCGAGTCGGCTTACAGAGCTGGCGTGATGTCACTCCGTGAAATTGCCTCACAGCATGACATATCCGAAGGGGCGATAAGAAAGAGAGCAAAGCGTGACGATTGGTCACGTGATCTGAATGCGAAGATAAAAGCTAGGTCTGATGACATGGTACGCAAGCAGGAGGTACGCAGGCAGGTACGCAGTGAAACGGCGCTATCGGAACGCGTACTTATCGAAGCCACCGCAGAGGTAATAACCAACGTTCGCATGGAGCATCGCGGCGATATCCGGCGGGCGCGTGAATTGGCTAACGTGCTGTTTGATGAACTGAGCGCAGAGTGTGCCGATGTGGCCGCACTGGAGAAACTCGGTGAGCTGATGATTGAGCCTGATGACAACGGGCGAGACAAGCTGAATGAGCTTTACCATGCGGCAATCTCTCTGCCTGAGCGGGTCAAATCAGCCAAAGCGCTGAGCGAAACACTGAAGAACCTTATCGGTCTTGAGCGTCAGGCGTATGGGCTTGATGACATGCAGCCAAATAAAACAGCCAGCCAGCTATCCGACCTGATGGACGAACTATCGAGCAAATAACATGAAGCCAGAGCATTTAGCGTTACTGCGTAATAAGCAATGGCGTCTGAATAATCTGTACTGGATCACCGATAAAGAAGGTCGGCCAGTTCGCTTTAAAATGACGCCTGAACAAGTGGAGTATTTTGAAGGCATCCACAACCGCAATATCATTCTGAAAGCCCGTCAGCTTGGATTCACGACTGAGGTCTGCATTATCCAGCTTGATGCGGCCATATTTGAATCGGCTAAGTGTGCACTGATAGCGCATACACTACCGGATGCAAAACGCCTGTTCCGGGAGAAGATTAAGTACGCCTACGAGCGCCTGCCGGACGAAATCAAAGCGGCAAATCCTGCAAGTAATGACTCCGCCGGTGAACTGGTATTCAGCAAAGGCGGCTCAGTGACTGTGTCCGTGTCGTTTCGTGGCGGTACGCTGCGTTACCTGCACGTATCAGAGTTCGGGAAGATATGCGCCAAGCAGCCAGAGAAAGCCCGTGAGATTGTCACAGGGGCGTTTGAGGCGGTATCGACTGAATGCTTTACTACGATTGAGAGCACCGCAGAAGGCCGCGCCGGTTATTTCTTCGATTACTGCCAGTTGGCAGAAAAAGCACTGATGCAGGGTAAATCATTATCTCCGCTGGACTGGAAGTTTTTCTTCTTCTCCTGGTGGAAGAATCCGCAGTACGCAATCGACCCTGTTGAGCAGTTACCGCAGCGCCTGACTGACTATTTCGATGAGCTGTCAGGCAAGTACGGAATCACGCTCACCGACCGGCAGAAAGCATGGTACTACGCCAAAGAAAAAACACTCGGCGACGATATGAAGCGGGAATACCCGTCGATACCGTCAGAGGCATTTCAGCAGTCTGTCGATGGTGCATATTACGCCAAGCAATTCCGCTGGCTGTACGAAAATAAACTCATTGGCGAAATCCCGGATAACTCACATCTGCCGGTGCATACGTACTGGGATATCGGTGTGGGTGACTCAACGTCAATCTGGTTTGTGCGTGAAGTCGGTGAAGAATTCCACATTATTGATCACTACTCAAACAGCGGCGAAGGTCTGCGGCACTACATGAAAGTGCTGAAAGACAAAGGCTATGACTATGCCAGCCACAACGGTCCGCATGATATCGATAACCGCGAATTTGGCTCTGACGCGAAATCACGCCGGGAACTGGCGCGGGAGGGGTACGAAATTGACGGGCAAATTTATTCAATACGCTTCGAAGTAGTGCCGAAACTATCTGTTGACGAAGGCATTGAGGCAGTGCGTGAAATACTGCCGCTCTGCGTGTTCGATGAGAACAAATGTGGCGAAGGCATCACCCACCTTGAGGCGTACAGGAAAGAATGGGATGACAAACGCGGGTGCTGGAAAGATAAACCACTTCACGACTACACATCACACGATGCTGACGGATTCCGTTATTTTGCGGTCAGTCGCCGTAATAAGAAATCTCACTCCGGCATGCTGGTTCGTAAACGTTAATGAGGGCAACAATGGAAGTAAACAGAGGCAGGCTGTCATTGGCGATGAATAACGCTATCAGCGCGGTAGCAAGAGCCAGAATGACATATGCAACCGGCGGCATCGTAACCGGCAACACAAAGCGCCCGCGCATCTGGCGCGAGTTCGGTTATCCGGAAGTGCTGACGTTTAATGACTTTTACAACGCCTATGACCGTAACGCTTTGGGTGGTGCGGCAGTAGACCGGTATATCTCCGGCTGCTGGATTGATGTTCCTGAAATATTCGAAGGTGACGAAGAAGCAGACCAGGACGGTTCTACTGATTGGGATAACAAACTGAACAAGCTTCTTAAATCACACTGGGAGCAGATCAAAGAGGCAGACAAGCGCAATCTGGTTGGCCGGTATTCTGGTCTGATTATTCAGTTGCGTGATGGTCGCAAATGGGATGAACCGGTCGATAGAGCTGTGGTTTCCCGCCTGAAAAACAAGGCCATTATCCGCATGATCCCCGCATGGGAAGAGCAGCTTGATGTGAAGCGCTGGAATGAAGACCAGCTCAGTGAGGATTACGGCTATCCGGAGCTGTACTCATTCACAGAATTGCATGTCGGCAAGGAATCGGATAGCTCCCCAGGGAGGGTTATTGATATTCACCCTGATCGCGTAATCATTCTTGCTGAAGGGGCGGCGGACGGAAAATTAACATCAGGGACCCCGTTACTGCGGAAAGGCTACAACAAACTCCTTGATGCGGAAAAGGTATCAGGCGGCAGCGCTGAAGGATTCCTGAAAAACGCCAGTCGCCAGCTCAACTATGCGTTCAGTAAAGAAACCGACTTTCAGCGCCTAGCTGAAGCGCTAGGCACAAACATGGACGGCCTTGCTGATGCGCTTGATGAGCAGGTTCGCAGACTAAACGAGAGCATTGACGCATCAGTGATGATGCAGGAAGGCACGGCAAGCGTACTTTCCGTTGCACCGGCTGACCCTGAACCGACATGGCGTACCGCACTGGCTGAATTCGCTGCCTCAATCAATATGCCGGTTAAGGTATTGATTGGTCAGATTACCGGTGAACGGGCGTCAACAGAGGATATGAAAGACTGGGCGAGAACGTGCATGTCACGGCGCACAGGATTTCTGAAATCGGTGATTGAGTCCGTGGTATCACGATTCTGGACGCTTGGCGTCATCGAGCCAAGAGAGGAAATTACCGTCAGTTGGTCTGATTTACTGGCACCGAGTAAGGCTGAGAAAATCGACTCGATGAACAAAGCCGCCGATATCGCCGTTAAAACGCAACAGGCATTCGGTCATTCAGTATTCCAGGAGAACGAAATCAGGGCGCTGGGTGAATATCCAACCCTGGCAGAGTTTGAGAATACAGAGCCACCGGAAACCGGCCCTAAAGGAGATCCGTTAACTGATGATAAAGAAACAGATAACAGGGTCGCCGATAATACCGAGAAATAAGGCGGACCCGACACAGTTAGGAAAGCCAGTCAGAAAAATGTACCGCGATATCGAAAACCGGTATCACGGACTGAAAAAGGCACTCCGCCAACTGTTCGACCTGTCATTCAGCGGCAGAGAACGAAATCAGAACTCACTCTACAGCTACATCCTCGCTAAAAACGCACAGAATGAACCAGATTCGCTTATCAGGGTTAACGCCGGTGTTTATTCGTATGACATCGCTGAGCGGCCTGATGAGTACGCACGGTTCCTTGAACGGCTGCAATCTATTCTGGATGAGTATCTGCTTGAGGGCGGAAATGAAAATCTGTGGGCGTTCAGCCATGTTGCGGCAGAGTACGATCGGGGCACACTGAATGCGTATACCAATCTGTCGTTACAGTCAGAAGTGTACGCATCACAGACCACGCTCACTTACCTGATGTCGCAGCCTGCGTATCAGAACCAAATATCCGCCGCGTTTATCTCAACGTTCAGCGACTGGAAAGGCATTTCTGATGCCGCCCGCGCTGACCTGTCTAACATCATCGGCACATCGATAGCCAGAGGTGTCAACCCGAGAGAAACAGCCAGAATCGTTAGTCAGCGGCTGGATGTCTCAATGAGCAACGCAAAGCGCATAGCTCAGACGGAACAGGTAGGTGCGTTACGCCGTGCAAACTGGAACGAAACCACATGGGCGAGTGAGCGGCTCGGGTTACGTACCGGTCTGTTGTGGTTATCTGCACTGAAACCGACTACGCGCAGTTGGCATGCGGCGCGACACGGCAAGGTATTCACTGTCGAAGAAGTCGAAGCGTTCTATGCCGACGGCGGAAACCGGTTTAACTGCTACTGCGCGACACAGCCGGTATTACTGAATGACGACGGGACGATTTACAACAAAGGTATTACTGACCGGCTGACAGCAGAGCGGAAAGCCTGGTCAACAGACGAAGATTCATAACCAAAGAGGCCACCACATGAAGCTTTCGGGTATTCATGTTAAATCGCTGGCTATCAACTCCTCCAATATCTCAACTGAAACTATCGACGGTGACGAGCATATCGTCATTCGCGGCGTTGTGCCTGTCGTTGATGACGTTGTGATGAACGGGGGGCTATATCCGGCCAGCGAAATTAACAAAAGCTTTCAGTCGATGGAGGGGCGGCAGTGCCCGTACGGACATCCCAAAATCGGCACAGATTACGTATCGGCTGACACGCCGAGAGCAGTAAACCAATTTCACATCGGCGCATGGGCTGAGAATGTCCGCAAAGATGGCGAAAAGGTCATCATGGATGTGAAGGTCAACCGCCGTTTCGCGGATGCCACCGAAAAAGGCAAAGAATTCCTTGCCCGCGTGGATGACATCATTGCCGGTAACAGCACGGACCCGATCCACGTTTCCACCGGACTGCTACTACAGCGCGAGCAGAACAAAGGCAAGTCGAAGGGTAAGCCGTATACATGGATAGCCCGAAACATGCACTTTGACCATATCGCCATTCTTCCGGCGAGTGAGCCTGGCGCTGCCACACCTGATGACGGTGTCGGGATGTTCGTTAACGCTGACGGGCAGAAATGCGGTATCGAAAATGTCAACCTGGTTGATGCAGCAAACTGTACGAAAGCGGACATTATCAGCCAGGTAAAATTCTTCTTCACCAACGGCTCAAATTTCTCTTTCGAGGATATCCACAAAGCACTGCGAGATGCCATGAGAGAGCAATCATCAGGTGACGACTGGCCTTATCCGGAAACAGTTTGGCCTGACAAATTCATCTACTACAAATCCGGTAAAACCTACCAGCAAAAATACCTCATTGACGACAACGGCGAAGCTGATCTTGTCGGTGAGCCCATTGAAGTTGTGCGCAAGCCAACAGAGTACGAAGTAAAAACCAATAAGGAAAACGACCCGATGAAACAACTCATCACAAATGCGCTGAAGGCAAAAGGCATCGACACAGACGGAAAATCCGATGCTGAGCTGATGGATGCGTACAACCAGATGATCGCCAATGAATCCAACGGCGAAGAAACGCCGGAAGAGAAAGCGGCGCGTGAGAAAGCGGAGAAAGAGGCCAAAGACAAGACCACTAACACAGATGATGTCACCGCAGAAGTGAATGCCGCACTCAAGCCGCTCACTGATGAAATCAGCGCACTTAAAAGCCAGTTAAACGCAAACGCTGACAAAGAAAAATCAGCCATGCGTGAAGCAGTTAAGGCCAAATTCGGCTTCACAGAAACAGCTGTGAATGCGCTGGACGGCGACCCGCTGAAAGAGCTGTATGCGCAGTGCGCACCGGTTCAGGGGCTGAATGGTTCGTTCCATTCTCAGCATAACTCTTCCACCTCAGTATCAGAAATGCCGGAGTAAAACGAAATGGCGAACAAAACAAAACGTGTGATTCATGCGGGCGGTATTTTCCCTAACCCGCTGTTAAATCGTGAAGGCGAGGCGTTAGCAGACACTAAGCCCGGCACGGTAGGCTTTTTCGATGGCGGCAAGTTCAAAGCCTCAGTAGATGGTAAAGAGTCGGCGATCCTGTACGTGGCAAACATGGATTATCTGCGCTGCAAAGGTGTAGATGACGACCTGAAGGCCGGTGATTGGGTGGTGGCAATCCAGCCATTGCAGGGATTATTCCTGAACGTCCGCGCTGCTGCCGGTACGTACAAAAAAGGCCAGCCGGTGATTGTTGCCAACGGCCAGATCACAGCGGCCACCGCTGCTGAAGGTGAAATTGTATTCGCCTATGTCGAAGAAGATTCAGCACTGACCGCTAAGGCGGGCGAGCTGGTTCGCGTTGTGTTCAAGTAAGGAGAACTGAATGTTTTATTTTTCAACTAAAAAAGCGACCGAAACCGGCAACCTTGAAGCAAATGCTGCGCAGTTTGGCGAACTGCAGATTGCCCGTGACGCATCAGCACAGGCTGTTGCTGAGTTCATTATCCGTGCCAATTCACGCGGTAACGGCGCAATCAGAGTCGATGCCGCTAACGCAGTTGATGACATCCGCCGCCTGTATAAAGCATACGACCAGACTGTTCTGTCCGAGTTTCAGCCGAATACCGAGTTTACCCTGCTGAATGACCTGATGGGGCTTTCCCGCTCAGTGCGTCTGGAAGAATCAGTGTATGAATATGCCCGCAAAGGCAGCGGTGGCGTGGCCCATACGTCAATGTCCGGCCAGATTGGTGCATTGCTGGATGCCGGTGTGTTCACCTTTGACGGTACTATGGTTCCGATTCACGATACCGGCTTTAAGTTCGGCTTCCGTGACCCGATTTTCGCGAAAGGTTCCGCGCTGGCATCTCTGTCCGATGCACAGTCTGATTCTGTTGATACTGTCCGCCGTAAATATGTTGACTTTATCTGGAACGGGTTCCGTGATTCCGAAGGTAATTTCATCAAGTTTGACGGTAAGTCATGGAAAGGTCTTCGTGCTGATGAGCGCGTAGCCCAGGTGACACTGACGGTGAACTTTGCCACTGAGCAGGACGGCAAGAAAATCCGCACCGAAATCATTAAACTGCGTGATGTGCTGAAACTGCAAAACCTGCAATACGGTGAGCAGACCTGGTATGTGTCAGGTGAAATCCTGTCGAATTGGGAAAGCGTGTATTTCGACGTTAACCAGACCCGCACCATTCTGGACGAAGTGAAGAAAATTACCGGCATCAAAGACATCAAAGAAGATTACGAGCTGAAAGGCAATGAAATGCTGATCATTCCACTGGGTGCCGGTGTTATCGCTCCGATTGTCGGTCAGGCGTTTGGTACTGTCGCAGACCCGCGCCAGTTCTATAACTCAGATTACGTATGGCGCACATGGGGCGCTGCTGGTCTGATGGTTAAACAGGACATCAGCGGTCACTTCTCAGTTGTCCACGCGAAAAGCGCATAAGGGGGATTTATGGCACTGGTAAAAGTCGTTTCAAATAACTTCTTCGCCGGTGCCGGTTTCCAGCCTGTGGAAGCCGGTAGCCAGCTGACAATGTCAGATGAAAGCGCGAAAGAATGGGAAAAGGCCGGTCTTGTTGAAATTCTCGCATCTGGTGATATTGATGTGGCATCGCCTGGTAACGATGATTCTGAACAGCCAAAGGCAAAACAGAACGGTAAAAAATAATGCAGGTAACTCTTGATGACGTAAAGCCGATGATTGCGGAACTCGGGTTTACATTGCCTGATTCTGTGCTGTCGCTGCTACTGAGTCAGGTTAATGCAAAGTCCGGATGTCTCGAAGCCAATTACGACGAAACCACGCAGAAGCTGCTGCTGATTTACACCGTTGTTCGGCTGGCATCATTGTCTGGCGCACGAAAGATATCATCACAGAGCGCTCCTAACGGGGCGTCCCGTTCCTTCGCATATGACTCTGCCGGTACTGATTATCTGTTGAACCAGATCCGCGCATGGGACAGTGCCGGGTGTCTTTCTGATTTGCCGCTGTCGAGTAAAACGGTAGGCTTCTTTGGTGTGGTCGGGGGGTATCAATGAGTTCAGTTGCTAATTGGGCGTATACCTCATGGGCTACGTTGTGGCGGTCTGCCGGTAAAGATAAATACGGTAAGCCAACATTCTCGGAGCCGGTTCATTTCCTGTGTGGCTATGGTAGTGAGCTTAAGGGCGGAAAGATTGATATCGGCTCTGAAATCACTATCAAACTGGTATTCTGGACTGAGTATGCTGATGCGAAGAAAGGTGACTTTATTGCTATCGGCAAGCACTCAGGTGATCCGGTATCTGCCGGTGCTGACGAAATCAAATTCATCAAGCGTGATGAGGACGTATTCGAGCATATAGCGGATGACTACACCCTGATAACGGCGGTGTGATATGGCAGCGAAAATCAGAGGTATCGCAGAGGTCAGCGCCAATATCAATGCACTGGTCGGCAATATCACAGGGCGCAAAGTTACACGCGCAATACAGGCAGCAATGCTGATTGGTGGCGCTCAGGCCACGCTGTTCACGCCTATCGACACATCAACACTTATCAACTCTCAGTTCCGTGAAATCACAGTGAACGGCACCCGCGTTACCGGTCGTGTCGGGTATTCTGCCAACTATGCGGTATTTGTCCACGATCCGAAAGTTAAGCAGTCATTCCGGCGTGCCACTGCGCGAAAAGAGTTCCTCACGCTGGGATTTGAAGAGAGTCGCGATGAGATTGAAGCGGCCATGCATCAGGAGATGCGCATATGATACACGAAGCGTTTGAGCGCTATCTGAACCGCGTCGGCCTGCTGGATGATTTCACTGTTCAGTACCTGACATGGACGGAAGAGCCGGAGTCACGCACACAGCAATATGCTGTTATTCAGCCTGACGGCGGCAGCGGTAGATTTGCTGACCTTGGCGCTGACGACAATGTAATGCTGATTCTGGTATCCGCACAAAACGATCCGGAGCCGGTGTTAACCAGGGCGAAAGAAATTCTCAGTTTCGTAGCCGAGTTTCCTGATGATTGTGAGCTCAACTCAGTTTACAACCTTGGTGGCATGCCTAAGCCGGTACCGACAGAAGAAGGCCGGTTCATCATGCAGTTGTCTTTCCGCTGTACATCCTGAACTAACACATTTCAAACAGGTCGCTTATGCGGCCTTTTTTATTTGCAAATAAAGAGGTTACAACATGGCACAATGCCCTGATGATAAAGGCCTGGTGATGGGTAATGCGGGGATTCTCCGCATCGCGCCCGGTTGCCCTGGTACGGTTCCTGAACAGTCCGCGTTTCTGCGTCTCGGCGCACTGACCAGCAAAGGTCTTGATTACGGTACCGAAACGGTTACTTCCAAAGCAGACGACACGAAAGGGCTGACCGAAGCCATTGTGACCGGTCTGGATTTAACTATTAAGTTTGATGGTGAGCTGAAGCGCAAAGGGGCTGATGGCTCCACCTCTGCTTTTGATATCGCCAAAGAAATACTTGCTGAAGTCAAGGCCAGCCGTCAGCCGTCATATTGGGTGCAGCTCGACATGAAAGGCGACGGTAGTGATGTGATTCAGGGTTACATGAACTTCACATCATGGTCGATGGAATTCCCGACCAAAGAGATCGCCACGTACTCCGGTGAGCTGAAAGTAGCAGACGCTGACAGCTTTGAGTGGTTACAGGAAGAAATCGTGGTGCAGAGCATCGCCGCCAACCCTGCAACGTTGACAGTGAAAGCCGGTGAAACTGCAACATTCACGGTCGGATTTAATCCGGTTGATGCGACAAACAAAAATTACGAAGTGGTCAGCGATAAGCCTAACTTCGCTACCGTCAGTAAGCTGCTGAATGTTGTCACTGTCACCGGTGTCGCCGCCGGTACAGCGAATATCACTGTCACATCGGAAGATGGCAGCAAGACGGCGAAATGTGTCGTTACAGTCACTGCGGCCTAAATATTACAAAGGGTATCTCCGGGTGCCCTTGATAATGTTCAGGAGGATATATGACACCGCGTTTAGAATACGGCGAGATGGTGATATCCACTGCCGAAAATGATTACCTGTTCCGCCCGTCGCTGGATGCCATGACGCGAATCGGTGAGCCTAAAGAGATTGTGAGTGCGTTTACGCGATTAAATGGCGCAGAGGTACAACAAATTATTGCATCTGCTGTGGACGCTTACGGAGCGGTTCCTGAATGGCTGATTACACTATTGAATAAGCCGGTGTACGGCCGCAGCATTTTATCGACAGCAATGGACGTGATGCAGGCATGTTGTAACGATGACTGTTCTGAGGTTATCGGTGAATGGCGGGTTGGCAAATCCGGCATGGTGTACCGGCGCGGCGCTATGCATTATCGCGATATCATCCTGCTGGCGCGCGAGCTAATGACCCACGGCATTATCGGTAAAGCTAAGGTGCGCAAACTCCAGCGCAACGAAGGTAAAGACGAATACTCCGACGAGTTCCTCGCCGTCGATTACATCAGTGCCGCCCGTGTGCATTTCAACATCACCCGTAGCGAAGCGGAAAAACTCACAATGACCGAGTTCGTGATGATGCTGAAAGTGAAATATCCGGATGAGAAAGGCTTCACGAAAGATGAGTATGAGGCTATCACCAAGGCCGATGATGCCCGTAACGATGACTTGATTAAGGGCAAGCGCCGGTTGGTGAGCAGGAAGACGGCGTGATGAAGCCCCGGAAGGGGCTTATTTTTTGTCTTTATTTGGTGCTCACAACGTACATGAATAAACATTGCACGTTATAACGTACATGTGATAGTGTTGCACGTAAACTCACAACACGAGAATGCGTTATGACTGATAGCAAAAAAGAAAAGGTTACAGGGAAGGCCGCTGGCGGCAAGGCTAGAGCGGCAAAAATGACAGCGGCAGAAAGAAAAGAGTCGGCAAAAAAAGCAGCTGAAATGAAAAAACACTACGCCTCCTTGCCTGTGGCGGCGTATGGAGATAGTGGCGCATCATTAAAGATAGGTGACATAGAGATACCATGTTACGTGCTAGATGATGGCAGGCGAGTTTTATCTCAGGGGGGGTTACAGGCTGGGATAGGAATGTCAAAAAGCGGCGGTGTGCGCGGCGAGCAGCGAATTGTTACTTTTATAAAGAATTTAGAATCAAAAGGTATAATTACCAATGAGTTATCCGCACGCTGCACTAGCCCAATAGAGTTTAGGGTAAAGGGTGGTGGGCGCTCAATTTATGGTTTTGAAGCTGTGATATTGGCTGATATTTGTGACGCTGTATTGGAGGCGAACTCACAGGGAATACTTGCTGTGCAGCAAAAGCACTTTGCCAAGCAGTGTGAATTGTTGGTCAGGGGGTTCGCTCGTGTTGGTATTGTGGCGCTCATAGATGAAGCTACTGGTTACCAACGAGACCGAGAAAGAGATGCGTTAGCAAAAATATTAGAATCTTTTGTGGCGAAGGAATTGCAACCATGGGTGAGTACATTCCCTCCCGATTATTATGAGGGTCTATTTAAAATATATGGCCTTGAGTATCCTCCAGCTAGTGGAAACAAATCGTGGAGACCGGGCTTTATGGGGAACGTCACGAATAATGTAGTATATAGTCGCTTGGCCCCAGATCTGCTGCCAGAACTGAAGAAAACCGCATCAAGATCAGAGAAAAAGGCTAAATTGCATCAATGGTTAACAAATGATATAGGGCATCCGAAACTAAGGGAGCACTTAGCATCAATTGTTACATTGCTAAAAATATCAAAAACCCCAGAGCAATTTTACGATTTAGTCGACCAGGTTCACCCAAAATTAATAATGGATGAATCTGAGCAACAACCATGATTCTTGAAATAACCCGCTCCGGCGGGTTTTTTGTTGGATCTGCCTTACGTCCGATACTATCCCGCCAGAGATTATAATTTAGTACATTCGGTTAAAGTCATCGTCGTTTCTGTCGAGAAAGCAGTCTGTGCGTTCAGATTGGTTTTTTATCCGGTTGCATTTTCTGGAGACATTAGCGCTCTTATCATGCATGGCTCTGACTTCTGCCTTTTCTGCCGGAGTTAATTCCCAATAATTTTTCCCCTGGCATCCGGTGAGAAGCAAGGGTGTCAGTAGTAATAGAGTGTATTTCATGTTCCTGCTTTGCTTAAAGTATTCGAGTGGTGGATTTTAATCTAAAAAAAGAAATTTACATAATGAATAAGTAAGGCCATCCTTGGCCTTTGGTTATTTAGTTTAGCAATTTAACTTCTGATTTGATCTGCATGTGAGACAAACTACTGAATGTAGCTCCGCTCATGTCAGCAAGGCGCCCTGATATCTCAGCCTCAACAGTGGGATTAAGTTTGAATACAGCAGGGGCGACAATGTTATTCCATACCTCACGTATCTTTTTAACGTGGTGGTAGGCAGTGGTCAGATTACGCAGCAATAAATGCTCATCCAGCCTGCTTTTTGATTCGGCTTTCTCCTGCTTCGGAATGTACTCGCCTTCGAGCGCATCCAGATACGATATCGCCAGCGGGATTTGCTCCGGCAGCAATTCGTTAATGTGCTGCACACCGAACTCAGCATGAACGTGCTTCCAGATGTCTGGGTAGATATTGCCGACACCGTGAGCAATAAGGCGCTCGGCCGTCTGGCGTAACGGGATGAGTTCTTTCGCTGTGGACTGCCGGAAGTTTGGCTTTTTCTTCACCTCGCCGGTAGTCCAGTACTCATACAGAACATCGTCGCTTCTATCTTGGTAAGCCGCAACTTTATCTCGTATCTCTGCCCTGACCTTGTTGATATTGATCGTATGAAGCCATCCTGTCAGCTTTTTAAGTGCTAAGCAGACCACGCTACGGCGCTGATTATCGCACGGAAGCTGCATTGTGATATTCACAACGCAGGTCTTAAATCGTTGTTTTATCTTTGTATATTGAGACGCCCAATCTAACCCCATCCCCTCAATGAATGGACGCATTGCAACAAATGGCTGGCCGTCATAATTCACCAGATACAAATTGTCACCGTGGAAAGGCACATTAATTGTTGAAATTGATCCGCTCATGCCGCCGCCCCCTGAGTTAACAGTTTTGCCAGTTTAGAAAGTCCTTTCGGAGTGACGCGAACCTGTGGGATAGACTTATCTTCGCCGTCCGGTTTAGTGATCACTGTTACTTTGTGCTCAATAAGCCCCTGCTGGATTTTGTCCTGATAACCAATCCACGGAGTACCGAGGCGTCGGTAAATCCATTTGCACTGGCTCATGATGTCAAAAAGAGACTTCGGCTTAACCTGCAACTGTTTAGCGGCATCGGTTACACACATTGAGCCCTGGGATTTGGCAATGCGGGTCAGGGCTTCAACGTCGGGCTTCATTTCTTCAACCTGCGATTCCAACCCTTGGTTTTCCAGCAAGAGGCGCTCTTTTTCTTCCTCTGCCTGAATGACCATCAACGCTAACTCTTTCGCACCAGGCAGGGCAGGGGCTGCGTTGCGTCTCTCTGACTCCAATTCGTACAGGCGGTCGATAACAGCGGTACGGCGCTTGATATCGTAACCAGTAATCAGGATCTCAGTGTAGCGACGGGTAATATTGTATTCCCATGCATTAGGGCTTTTATCGTCATACTGGTTGCACGTAACATGATGATTTGTAAGATAACCCAAATCTGGGTTACGGATATAATCAGCATCTTTGCCGCCAATCAGCGCAACAAGAATGGTGCGGATATCGCGGCACACGTGGTCATGTCGTTTTCCGGTGAGTTTTGCGATCTCACGGCTTGACATAGTGACATTTTGACTGGCCGTTGTTAAAGTATTCATGACGTTATTTCCTATGAATGACTTGACGTTATCAGAAGCTCCGGAGGCTGCAACCAATGGGGCTTCGTCTTTTTTCATTGAACTTCACTTGATGCATTCTCTTCTCGTAAGCATTTAGCTAAGCGCATAACAATCGCTGAATTTAAAGAAATAAAATCCAAATTGGCTTTCTTCTCCAACTCCTTTTTGATGCTATCTGGCAGACGCAGGCTAAATGGAGAGCTTTTAGTTTGAGTGTGTAATTCGTTACTCATGTAGAATCCTCATAATAGTTACTTGATTGATAGCACCAAGTTGGTGCTAGAACCAATTTACCACCATTTATGAGTATGTCAAGTTGGTGCTATTATCAATTTATTATTTTTGGGGAGGTAGGCATATGAGTAAGAAATACCCAAGCCACGAAATGGATCGGTTTAATGTTAGGCTCCCTGCTGGGATGAGAGACGATATAGCAAAGAGGGCTGAGGCTAACGGCAGGTCTATGAACTCAGAGATAGTCCAAATCCTTGAGGATGCCTTATACGACGTGAATATTGTAAACACAAATCAA